GTACCCTCATGCATACCCTCACCGCTACCGCTACAGGCAGGGCATATGCCGGGCTCTGAGTCGTCCGGGCCATCGTCGGCCATGAGTCGGTCATAGTCCTTGTCGTCGTCATAGTCGTGCCAGTTGGTCATGTTGGCACCTCATTGGTGTTTAGAACCTGTTTGCCCACAATGTCTGACATGTGGAATAGTTCTACAGTGCAGGGATACCCGCCATTGTGCAAGCCATGCGCCATGTCAAAAGCCAGTTTTTCGGCACGTTTACGGTCTGACGGGTTTGTAATCTCATAAGCAAATACCCGAATTTGCTTATTGGTTTTTTGGTCAAATACAGAATAGCAACTCATGGTTTCATACTCCAAAAGTACCAAATAAAGGGAAGACCCCAAACGGCAGCGCCGAGTAGGCCCTGCGCGATAGTCCACAATAGTTTTCGCATCATTTGCCCCATGTGAAAAACGAACGGAACCCGTTTTCGTCGACGACGTAGGCCAAGGGTTTGCCGTATGACTCACTATCGATAACATCGGCCATATGTTCTGACATGAGGCCGGGCATAGTGTCGGAACCCAGATAAACCGGGTTAGCTGGCAGGGCCTCATATGATGGGTACAATTTCATGGTTCACTCCTAAAATGATAGCTATAAACCCTTATGGGGTAAGGGTTTGAGGGTTATTTGTTATCACTTGTTTCTATCTCGCCGTAAGCCGAGGGAATCTCTCGCCCACTATGAGCACAATAAAGGGGTTCACCTTCCCAATGAATGAAAACTTCTGTAGCCTTCCAATCGTTTCCCGTTTCCCTTCTGATCAAACGATAATTTTCTTTCGCAGCTTGGCTATCTATAACCTCGCCGTCAGCCATTAATAAAGCCATTGGATAGCCTCCAGGCCATGCATAACCGCCAGACCTAATGAATTGTTTTAGTGTTTCCGTTTTCATGCTGCTACCTTTTCATTCAGACCCTGAATATAGGCAAACATCAGGGAAAGCAATTCCCGCTTAGAAACGTGGCCACAACTCAAAATATCATCCGAACCGGCTCCCGCATTGACCATGCGATGCAATGAATAACCACCATATGCACCATCTAGATGGTAGTTGCCGATATTGGCAATATGCTTGCCTTCGGCGTTCTTAACGTATGGCTCGGACGGTGAGCCGGTAATACGGTTGATACGATCGACTACTGCCTGTAATTGGGCTTGAGTTACTTGCTGCTTCATGGTGTTTTCCTAGTATCGGGACAATTCCCGCCACTGCCCACAATATAGGCAGTAGCTGGAACTTTACTTATATTGCTTTGCCATGAATTCGCTTTCGGTATATCCAAATAGTCGTTTGTCGTTGACATCCTGCGTCGCTGGCATTGGGCATTCCACCCATGTTCTATCGTGCGTTCCATACCACCAGTAACCAGCCTTTAACGGCGGGCTTTGCATGAAACGCGGGCATCGCGTGATCTGGCCGTTAGCTTGAATGAATGTATGTTCCATAGGTTTCCTAGGTTAATTGAACGATGCCGGATGACATCCCATAACGCACCATTGATGCGCTGCAGGATGTGATCAGGCTTCAATCAATTCAGCTTGTTTTTCAAGCCACGCCAGATCAGACAAGGGGAAGTCGCTACAGTCAATTTCACCGACTGTGTGGTGTTTGGGGTTGATGTTACAGAATGTCTCCATAACGCTATGGTGTAAGCCATACGCTAGAACAATCTGGTTGCGTGCTATTTCAGGGTTAGCTGCTGTAGCACGGACATGATCGACTTGGCCTGTAGACTTGTTGACTACTTGATAGGTGTATTGACGCATGATGCTTAGTCCTAGTTGGTTGGTAGGCCTATAGTGTCACAGATTTTATTACAGTCAGTCAGTCACATAGGTGACAGTAAACCAGTTATTTTGACTAAGGGTTTACCCTTACATTTCATGCACAATGTATGCACAATGTATTGTGTAAACAATTGACATAGAACGTGTCGTTTTACACAACATACACACACTTCTAAGGAAGTGTGTATTTGTGTATGACATGTTGCGCTTGTTTATGCCTAAAATGGCCACTTGCTGACTGGGTGGTCAGTAAAGGAGAGAATTGAATGGCAGCGTTGAAAAACAGGGATGAACTGGCTGAACTGGTGCCTGAGTACATGGCAGATGGGCTGTCGATGCGTCAAAGCTGCATTAAAGCGGGTTTAACGGCTCAGACGTTCCTTAGGGCTGTCGATGCTTCGCCGGCCTTGGCGGAGCGTTATGCACAGGCGCGCGGTGCTTTGCTTGACGCTATGGTCGATCAGATTCTCACACTGGCTGACGCCCCTGTACCCGTGCTCGAGAATGGCGCTACTGATCCCGGTATGGTGCGACAACGCCAGCTACAGATAGACGCTAGACGCTGGGTGTTATCCAAGCTCGCGCCTAACAAGTATGGTGACAGGCTAGACGTGAGCGTTACCGACACGCGCATCTCGATATCGGGTGCCCTTGCCGCTGCACAAGCGCGTCTCGTGGACGTAGTGGACGTTACACCGAGACTCAGTGCATCCATTGTGCATGATGTGCATAACCAGGATGAAGGCGAAGTGAGCACTGACTAACAGGGGGTAGGGGAACGATGCGGATGGGACGGTTGCTTAAACGGTATCCCCCTCCGCCATTTTTTATTTTTTTAAAATATATTCAAGCCTCGCGGAATTAATAATATGCAAACAACAATATATAAACCAGAAGACGAACAGCAATTAATGTCAGTATTATGGAGTCCGACATTAAGAGATAATCCTCTGGCTTTTGTTAAGTATTTATTTCCTTGGGGAGTTAAAGGTACTCCACTGGAGCATTTCTCTGGCCCAAGAAAATGGCAGCGTGAGGTACTGCAAGATATTACAGACCATATTGCAGCGAATAATAATTTATTTACTGGTGCAAAATTTAATAATAATTTGCAAAGTAATGAAGAAATAATGTACAAGGTATTGCAAGAGGCAATAGCTTCTGGTCGAGGTATTGGTAAGTCAGCATTAGTGTCATGGCTGACTATATGGATGGTGTCAACTCGTATTGGCTCGACGACCATCATTTCGGCGAACTCGGAGAACCAGTTGCGCAGTATTACTTGGGCTGAGATTACCAAGTGGTTGGCGATGGGGTTGAACTCGCATTGGTTTGAGATATCGGCGACAAAGGTAGCACCGGCTAAGTGGTTGACGGATTTGGTGGAGAGTGATTTGAAGAAGGGGACGCGGTACTGGGCGATTGAGGGTCGGTTGTGGAGTGAGGAGAACCCGGATGCTTATGCTGGTGTGCATAACTTTGATGGTGTGATGGTGATATTTGATGAGGCGAGTGGTATTGCTGATCCGATTTGGTCGGTCACTGGTGGGTTTTTCACGGAGAACACGCCGAATCGTTTCTGGCTGGCGTTTTCTAATCCACGGCGCAATAGTGGGTATTTTTATGAGTGCTTCAATGCCAAGAGGGCGTTTTGGAAGACGAAGCAGATTGATGCCAGGACGGTGGAGGGGACTGACAAGGCGGTGTATCAGCAGATTGTGGCGGAGTATGGGGAAGACTCGGCGGTGGCGAGGGTTGAGGTGTATGGTGAGTTTCCGAAAAATGGGGATGGTCAGTTTATAAGTCCGGCGTTGGTGGATGAGGCGATGCAGAGGGAGAAGTGGAAGGATGTGAGTGCGGCGATTGTGGTGGGGGTTGACCCTGCGCGGAGTGGTGCGGATAGTACGGTGATTGCGGTGAGGCAGGGGCGGGATATTTTGGAGATTCGGAGGTACAGGGGTGATGACACGATGACGGTGGTGGGTCATGTGATTGAGGTGATTGCTGAGTACAGGCCGTCGATGGTGATGATTGATGAGGGTGGGCTGGGGTATGGGATACTTGATAGGTTGGTGGAGCAGAAGTACAAGGTGAGGGGTGTGAACTTTGGTTGGAAGTCAAGTAAGCCGATAATGTGGGGGAATAAGAGGGCTGAGATTTGGGGGATGATGCGGGATTGGTTGAGGTCGGCGAGTATTCCGTTGGATAAGCAGTTGATGAATGACTTGACTGGGCCGAGGATCAAGCCTGATTCGTCGGGTACGATATTTCTGGAGAGTAAGAAGGAGATGAGGTCTAGAGGACTGGCGTCTCCGGATGCGGCGGATGCGATTGCTGTGACCTTTGCTTTTCCGGTGAGTAGTGATGTAATGGGTGTGTCGTATGCCGTATCAAATTCGCACTATGCCTTGCCCACGGTAAATTTTTGGAGATAGATTGCTGGGTGGGCATACACACGGTAAACTTTTGGAGATAGATTCAATGGCACGTATTTCTAATGAGACTAGGTTGAGCAATGTTCATCAGGATGCGTTGCAGGCATTTGATGATATTCAGAGTTCGTTGCGGGATGAGCGCTTGCAGTGTTTGCAGGATAGGCGGTTTGCGACGATTGCTGGTGCGACTTGGGAGGGGCCGCTGGGTGAGCAGTTTGAGAACAAGCCCAAGTTTGAGGTGAATAAGATTGCGCTGGCGATTACGCGGATCATCAATGAGTACCGCAATAACCGGGTGAGTGTGGATTTCATCAGCAAGGATGGCAAGGATGCGACGAGCCTGGCTGATACGTGCAACAAGCTGTATCGGGCGGATGAGCAGGACAGCACGGCGACTGAGGCGTATGACAATGCGTTTGATGAGGCTGTGACTGGTGGGTTTGGTGCGTGGCGTCTGCGGTCGGCGTATGAGGATGATGAGGATGATGAGAATGATCATCAGCGGATTCGGATTGAGCCAATCTTTGATGCTGACTCATCGGTGTTTTTTGATTTG